CAGTATAAGTTTGCATTACATTTAGATTCTAAATATGGAGAAGGTACAGCTGAAGAACTACAATTTAAATCAAGAGCAATATCTAAAGTTTCAAGAGTAGAATATGAAGAACAGATAAGTTATTACAAAAACCTTGTTGAAAACTTAAAAGAAGAAAAAGGAATACAATAACTTTTTTAATATCTTTGGCGTATGATAGAACCCATCTACGCAAATAATGAACACCGAGTAATAATAGAAACTTATATTACAATGTGTAAAGAGTTCGCAAAAGAAATCAGCACAAAAAGTAGATACAATAATTATTTAGAAGTTGTAGATATTATAATAGAATATCATAATAATTACGGAGCAGGACAAAGGGAAGAAAACTTTTGGGATTGGTTAATGATAATACCAATTAATTTAGCAGTAGCTACCAACGGCTTTTTTGCAGGAGTAGAAACTAAAGGTAATTCAGCAGTAATCAGAGCATATCGTTTAGTCCTTGATGAATTAACACAGAGTACAGTTAATAAGATTGATAAGATAGAACCAATTAATGACTGAGATTTATGAAGAAATATCTAAGCTATCAGATAAGTTTAGGACAATGGCTTACGGACTCACATCAGATGAGAATGAAGTCAATGAAAGTGTACAGGAATTAATGCTTTACTTTTTAAGTATGAATCAAGAAACACTTAAAGCAATTTACGACAAAGACGGAATACAAGGAGTTACACGTTACGGAGCAGTTGCATTAAGACGAGCATTAACAAGTCCACGAAGTAATTACTATTATAAGTACAAGAAGTATTATACACACATAGACAGTCTGACAAGTGCAGTTACTTATGATGAAATGGAAACAGGGGAAACAATACCATCTAAGCACCTTTACAACTTGCCTAACGACATAACTAGTAGTTACCAATGGACTAGCCTAGAAAAGATAGATAGTGCCTTAGACGGCTTTACTTGGTATGATAAGAAAGTATTTGAGTTATATTACTATGAAGGTAACACGCTTGACAGCCTAGCAAGTAAGACAGGTATAAGCAGGAACAGTTTGTTTACGACAATAGATAAAGTAAGATCAGAATTAAAATATATATTAAGTGAATAAGTTTTTTGTACCTAAAGATATATATGAAGATAGAATGGCTATCTGTAAAAGTTGTACTTACTATTCAAGTCTATTAGGAAATTGCACAATTTGTAAATGTTTTATGAAAGTGAAGTCTTCAATTAGCAGTCAGTCTTGTCCAAAGGGCTTTTGGCAAAAGACAACAGAAGTTGAAGTTAGAACAGATATACCTGAAGAAATAATAGCAGAGATTGTATTACTTTGGGAAGACTTAAAAACAGGAAGGGCTAAAGATCAAAGAGCAAAAAAATCTATGATCGAGATATACAATACAATACATAACACGAATTACTCAACAGGTACTAATTGTGGAAGTTGTATAGCAGCTTGCTTTGATGGAATAAAAAAGATATATAAAGAATACTCAGGAAATAATTAATAAATAAAGGGTAAGACCTAAAAGCTTTTAATTTTTCAGACCTGAGTAGTAAAGGGGGGGTGTGGTTACCTCCCCAATACAAACTAAAACAATAGATATGAATAAAAACATAGTAGTAATATGGCCTTAGAAAGAACATACAAAACAATCAAGTGGGTGTTGAAAGGACACATCAAGAACAAAGTAAATTCTTTATGGATATGGGAAGAAGATAACTTTACTTGTATCTTTGATAATTATTCAGGAAAGGAAAGAATCTACACGAGTAGCCAACTACTAAGACTTTTATCAGAATGATTATATTTACAATACTTGGCATAATGCTATCAATCTTTTTCTTAATAGTTATTCTTATGACTATAATAGAAACAAGAATTAAAAACAGAAGAAAAGAAAAACTCTTTTGGAATATGGAGAACTTAGATAAAAATAGAACTTACGAAGAAATACAAAAACAAAATGAAAATTAGAATACCAAGTTACTACATAGGAAGACGATACAAGATTGAAGCTCGTAAAGTTATTGAAGACTTTGACTTATCCTATAATGTTGGAACTGCTGTTACTTATTTACTTAGAGCAAATAGGAAACACGACTCTCCGATTGAGTGCATACAGAAAGCTATTAATCATTTAGAGTTTGAACTTGATAAGCTAAAGAGATGACAGATTTACGACTTGGCGATTGCTTAGAAGTAATGAAGTCTATTCCTGATGGAAGTATTGATGCAATTATAACAGACCCTCCTTACGGAACAACTGCCTGTAAATGGGATAGTGTAATTGATTTCGAGTTGATGTGGGAGCAACTTAATAGAATTATAAAACCAAACGGTGCTATTGTATTGTTTGGAAGTGAGCCTTTTAGTAGTGCTTTAAGAATGAGTAATATTAAGAATTATAAATATGATTGGATATGGAGGAAGACAAGACCTGTAGGGCATTTACAGGCTAAAAAACAACCATTAAAAGATATTGAAATAATTAGCGTTTTCTATAATAAGCAATGCTTATACAACCCACAAGGAACTAAAAAAGTTGATATTAATCATAAAAACACAAAAGCAAGATTAAATAGTTCGGGTTTTGGTGTTGTTGGTAATGCGAAAAAGGAATACAAACAAAATACATCTAATTACCCTAGAAGAATTTTAGATTTTTCAAGTCCTCATAATGTAGGTAAATTGACACACCCCACACAAAAACCAATTGAATTAATGGAATACCTAATCAAAACATACACCAACGAAAACGAAACTGTCTTAGACTTTACAATGGGATCAGGTAGTACAGGAGTTGCTGCAAAGAATTTAAACAGGAACTTCATAGGAATTGAGCAAGATGAAAACTATTTTAATATAGCAGCAGACAGAATAAGCAAAGAAGAAAAACAATTAAAGATATTATGACACTATACACTTGCGAATGTGGAAAGACTAAAGAACTATCTAAAGCTACAATAGTTTTAAGAGATGGAAAATGGGTTGCTAAAGAATCCGAGTGCTTATGTGGTAAGTATATGGATAGCGAACCAACAGAAGGAATACCTACACTTCAAAGAACAGAACCTAGTCTAAGTAAGAGAAGGGATAACTTATGGGCAGGAGCAAAAGAAAAGCTAGTAGGCGAAAGAGGAATCAATGAATCCTTTGATTAAATGATAGACTTAAGAAAAGGAGATTGTCTTGAAGTAATGAAGTCAATAGCTGATGGTAGTATAGATGCTATTATAACAGACCCCCCTTACGGAACTACTGCTTGTAAGTGGGATAGCGTGATACCCTTCGAGCCTATGTGGGAGCAACTAAACAGAATTATAAAGCCTAATGGTGCAATAGTATTATTTGGTAGTGAACCGTTTAGTAGTGCTTTAGTAATGAGTAATCCTAAGATGTTTAAATGTGAATGGATTTGGCAGAAAAACAGACCTTCTAATTTTGGATTAGCAAAATATCACCCTATGAAACAGCACGAAAATATTTTAATATTTGGAAAGAAAGCTACTACATACAATCCCATTAAAGAAGAAAGACAGGGAAGTGGCAAAGACAGGGTTAAATATAAAATAAATCCAAGTACAAAGACAGAAAACTATGCAAGTAGTTTGCAAAAAGATACACATAGTAGAAGTTATGGAGAGTTAAGATACCCAAGTTCAATTCAGAAATTTAATACTGAAACAGGAAAACACCCAACACAAAAACCCGTTGCATTAATGGAGTACCTAATTAAAACCTATACAAATGAAAACGAAACGGTTTTAGATTTTACTATGGGTTCGGGAAGCGCAGGAGTAGCTGCAAAGAATACTAATAGAAACTTTATAGGAATAGAACAAGACGATAAATACTTTGATATTGCTACTGAAAGAATTAATAAAGAAAAACCACAAAAAGAATTATTTTGAAGTTTGTAATAAAGTGTGATAAAGATAAGCAAACTCTGATAAACTATTTAAAGGAATTAGGGAATGACTATTTAGTAGACGTAAAGAAACAAAGAAACACAAGAAGCAATATGCAGAATAACTATTATTGGAGTTGTATCGTTCAAGTCTTATCTAATGAACTAGGCTACTTCCCTGACGAAATCCACGATTTGCTAAAGGTCAAGTTCTCAAGTGAATGGAATAGTATAGAAATAAACGATAGGAATGTAGGAATTCAAGTAGTCAAGTCTACTGCAAGAATGGATAGTAAAGCCTTTGAGATATATGCAGACCAAATAAGAATGTGGGCAATAACTGAATTAGGCATAAGACTAATGCTACCAAATGAATACGAGTAATTTCTATTATATAATACAACTTGATTAATCAAATTATTTCAAAATGGAACACGGAGGAAAAAGAGAAGGTGCAGGACGTAAAGGTAAAGGGGAAGAACAAAAGTTAATAGAACACTTAACACCTATGAGTGGAATAGCACTTGAAGCTTTACAAGAAGGTATAAAGCAAAAACAACAATGGGCAGTTAAGTTATACTTTGAATACTTCTATGGTAAACCTCAACAAAGAGTAGATGTAACTACTAATGATGAAAGTCTTAATGTACCTTTAATAAACTTTATAAGTTCTGAATCTTAGCGACAAATACACAGCACTCTTTAAATCAAATGCTAGATACTTTATTATAACAGGAGGTAGGGGATCAGGAAAGTCTTTTGCTGTTACAGTATTTCTAACGCTCTTAACTATGTCTAGGAATGTTAGAGTCTTGTTCACTCGTTATACAATGACATCAGCACACCTTTCAATCATTCCTGAGTTCTTAGAGAAGATAGGACTCTTAGGATATGAGAATACATTTAGTGTAAACAAAGCAGAGGTAATAAACTTAGGAAACAAATCTGACATTTTATTTAGAGGTATTAAGACATCAGCAGGTAATCAAACTGCAAGTCTAAAGTCTTTGCAAGGTATCAGCACTTGGGTACTTGATGAAGCTGAAGAACTTGTTGATGAGAATATCTTTGATACAATAGACTTAAGTATAAGGGAAAAGAAAGTACAGAATAGAATCATATTAGTATTGAATCCTGTAACTAAAGAACATTGGATATACAAAAGGTTTTTCGAAGACAAAGGAGTTGAGGGTGGTTTTAATGGCGTTAAAGACAATATATGTTATATTCATAGTACATACCTAGACAATAAAGATAATCTCTCTACGAGCTTCTTAGAACGTATTAAGAGCATAAAGCATAACAACTTTAAAAAGTACACGCATAAGATAATGGGAGGTTGGTTAGCGAAAGCTGAAGGAGTAGTCTTTGAGAATTGGAGCATAGG